CCTTTTCTTTTTTGTATTCCGCTACTTTATCAATGTGTACTAATTGACTTGCGAGTTGTTTATCACAATTCCAACTTTCTCCCTTTTTTTTAGTAGCGAAGTCCTCTGTAAAAACAACTTCGGCTTTCATATTATGTAGCTAAAGTTACAAGTGCAGCACTAATAGAAGTTACTTTCAAGAATCCTCCTTTGTCGGCTGATCTAATTAAGAAAGCTAATCTCTTACGTGCTTTCAATGTCATTTCATCCTCAACGAATTGAGTACCTGAATAACCTTTTGAAATTTCAACACCTTGTTTCTCGTAAATTCTAGCGAATCTATTATCACCTACAACCATTGTGTTAGCTGTAACAGCATTACACTCAACAACTGTAATTCCTGAAACATTTGAACCATCACGGCTTACAAATGGTGGAATTATGTAGTTTTCGTTTGCATCTTTTTTCAACTTCATTTTGTTGATGTCGCTAATGTTCATTACGGCGAAGTTTGGTGTGTATTTAGAACCGCCAGTCGATGTAATTGATTCCGAAACTTTTACAAGTAAGTCGTAAATGTTAGCATCTGAAATTCCAGAAGCGACTGGAGTAAATGCGTTTACAGAAGCTACTAAACCTGTAATTGTGTTACCAGCACCAGTAGCGTTGATAATATCGCCATCAACTTTAATAGCTACGTTTGTTTCCAAGAACATACCTAATTCAGCAGCAAACATTTGAGCATCTTCAAAGAACTCCTCTGTAACTGGCAAAGTGTCCCCAATCTTTTGAATTGAAATACTACCTTTTTTGAATTTAGCTGTTGATTCAGGGAATGTTGCGCCCTCTGCTACGGCTGCTGCTGCTCTTACGATTGTGTCCTCATCCCAATCGTAATAACGAATAACCCCGTTGTTATTTCCGTCCGCAACTCTTAGCTTTGGGAAAATGTCGTAAGCGGTTAGTTTTCTGTGCGCTAATTGCCCTAAATCAGGCAAATCAAACGCTTGTTCGTTGTTTGTAATTGCAGCTCTATTGGTAAGTGCTTTTACAACAACCTCTTTGTTAGATCCGTTAGCAATTTCTTTTAACGCTTCTTTGTTTTCTGCTAATTGCTCCTCAAGAGTTTTTACCGTTGCGTTTCCTTTTTCAGTAATTCCTTTCAACTGCAAAGCCAATTCATCGATTTGCTCTTTGTAAGTGTCAACTACTGACTTGTCAACGTTATTATCTTTTAACGTTTGAAGCTCTGCTTTTAAAGCATCGATTGCTGTCGCATCGGCTTTAGTTTCTACTTGTGCCTTGTATCCGTCAATTTTTGACTGCAAAGCATCTAATTGTTCTTGTGTCATTTTAAATTCTTTTTAGAAATTCATTAATACTTGTTTCGTCTACTTGTTTTTGAAGTGATTGCTCGGCTTCGTCATTTTCCAAAGTGATTGTATCGGCTTCGGTATTTTTTATAGCTGGAGTCAAGGCGTTTGAGCCATCCCATAATACACAGCTAATCTCTTTTAATTTTGCTTGTTTCTGTACCCAAAAAAATCCTAGTCTATCGGCTTCTTCTGGATTACCTAATAATGGATATACTTCATTCCACGCTTTTAATTCTTCTGGATATTGTTTATCATTGACCGCTAATTGCATATCTAAATAAACCATCCCTACTGAATGCTGGTCTATTTCTCCATTCTTGTAAGCGTCGAAAACTTGCTTATTATAATCCTCTATTAATTCAGTTGTCCCAATTACACAAATGGTTTTGCCTTGCTTTTTTATACCTAAGTCTTCCCATTTAACCTCAACTTCTTGTATGTCTTTTACATTTCCAACCTTAGAACGAAATCCGTTTTTACTATCATGGTTGTCTAAATGATATATTTTAGGTAAATTTTCTTTTATTGACTTGGTAAAAGTGCCTTTAACGTGTACGTCTTGATGACTATCTACCCAATAATAAGTGTTTGCAATTACCTTTTGCAAAGCGTTGTCATCTTCATTAGGCAATTCCATAGATTTAGATATACTATCCGAATCTTTTAACGGTCTGTTTGATACTCCATCAGTATGTTTAATAGCTAATTTTTTAATATTAGACAACTCAACTTTGTTTTTTACTATTTCGGCTATTGTCATTTCTTTACAATTTTATCTTTCAACAATATATCTTTCTTGTCAAGCAAAGACTGTTTTAATTTAGGGTCTAAATCTTTCTTTTCTAAATGCTTGTTAATCTCGTTTAAGTTTAGTCTAGTTCCCATCACAATCCTAATTTAAGTTTGAAATCACCACTCATTTTCTTCGCTTCAACCGCTGTCATTGTCCCGTTTTCAATAGCTATTTTAATAGCGTTTTGCATTTCAGTAAATGAAGCTATCTTTTTAGTTACGACGGGTTGCATACTCGCTAAATGGTCATAACTAGCTACTAATCTTTCGCCTTTTTCAATTAATCCCCATTGAGAAGATAAACTGTTCATTGTGTTTTTAGCAGTTGTTTGAATAGAGTTTTGAATGTAGCTAATAATTCCCTCGCTTTGGTTTTCAAAGGTTGAATCCTTAGCGAAGTAGTTAAGAACGTTCTTATTCATTTCAAAAGCTAATAACACTTTGTTAGCGTCATCGGCAAACTGTTCATCTAAGAACAATTTTTTCATATCTGTTACAAGGTGCTGAACTTTTATATTAGCGTTGGTAATTAATAAATCTTTACGGCTAAATGTTCTTTCAATATCTTTACGGTCTGCATCTTGTATTTGCGCCTCGTTTCCCGTGCTTTCGTTTTGACTTAGATACTTAGCCGACATTTGTAAGTTTTTATGCTTACTAGACAAATTAACATCGATGTTTTGTAATACCTTATTAATTCCTTTTATACGACTTGGAGAACTAAAAAAACTATTGTTAGTCATTCCGTTTGCCATATCGTAAAGTGGTATTAACTCACTTAGTTTAATATCGTAAACTTTATTATCTAAAGTGTATTTAATGTACCTATCACCGAATGTTTTAATATCTTGCTTTGTCGTTATCCACTTATCAATTTTATGCGATTTGTTGAAATCTATTTCGGCTGGTATTAAGTTATATAACGCCTTTGGCAATTCGTTTGTAAATGCTTTACGCTCATAAATAAAATTTGTACCCGCCACACTTAAAAACCATACTTGTTGAAATAACCAATCTTCTTGGCTTTGAAAAAAATTAGGTTGTCTTAATAGCGTTAAGTAAGGACTGTTTTCAATTGGCTTATTGTCTTTGCCTAAATGCGTTATTTGCATTTGTGAGTATAGTCTGGCACGCAAAGCCAATACAGTCATTAATACGGGGTTCTCTAACGATGTGGCTAAATACTTCTCACTATTCACAAAGTCATTGCCACCGTCGAGAAAGGCGTAAGAGAACTCACCCGCTCGATTGCGTTCGACTCTTACCAGTTCCCGACCAAATAAACTAATTGATTTTGTTACCATATTAATAAAAAAATCCTATGCTATATCTAGTATAACATAGGATTAATCTGTGTTGTGTTGTATCTTAGTTCCATTATGAGTACTATGCAACTTCACATAGTTAGTGCAAATATATTAATTAATATAATACAACGGTTAATTATTTTTTAAATTGACAAATAACGAGTTTTAACGTACCAACTTATGCCCATTCTAGCACAATCTAAAAGGTGGTCTTTTTGGTTATCCTCTGGCACGTCCATTTGAATACCTTGATAGACTTTCCAACTACAATTTTCATATTCATCTTCTAAATTAACGCTTGTTTCGGTGTAGATAATTTTACACTTTTGCATCGTTTCAATTCCAGCGTTAATACTTCCGTGTCCTTTTTGCGCAAATATTATATTATATCCACTATTCTTTAATTTTTGCCCCTCTGCTTTGTTTAACTCGTTACCGCTATCCGCAATATTTTCTTTGCTTTTAACAGTATTTAAAGAAGCAAACTCATCCGACAAAGAACCTTGCATCTTGTTCATTGGTTTATAAAGTCTTTCGTGTAGAAAAAATGTTTTATCGCCATCAAACTTAAATTCTAAGTTTGCGGTTGGCGCACTAAGACCAAAATCTGTTGCATAATAACTTTGATAAGGTAAATCAAAAAACAATTTTTCGGTCATTGTTTCCCATCCTTTGAAAATCCTGTTAGGCTTTTCAGCTTTTAAACCTAGTCCGTAAACAGTCCATAGGTAATCACTTGCTGTTTTCTGCTCGATATTGTACGGTGTAGGCTCGTAAGATAGTATTTTCTTTTTCTGTTCTAATGGGCAAAAAGGATTGTCTTTAAATGTGGAATGAATTACAATAGCGTTATCTTGCTTTAGTAGGTTATCACTCCACATTATGCCAATTGGATTGTAATCAAGAAATACTGAACCACTACACCGCATATCTAATTGGTTAAATACTTCTAAAGGAACTTTGTAAATTTCATTAAACCAAAGATAGTCTGAATGATAACCGTGTACTTTTAATTCGTCATCTGTACCCTCGATAAATATCGTTGATCCGTTGGGAAACGTTAACGTACTTTCAGTCTTGTTATACTTAATACTATCCCAATTCTCTAAAGTTGGGTAATACTTAAGCATATCTTGTAAAATAGTATCTTTACAATCCTTTTTGGTGTTACGGAATACCGCTAATTTAGTACGTTCTTTAGTCCACGCTAATATCCAAAAGATTTGAATAATTGAAAAGGTTTTACTTGAACGTGAAGAACCGCTGTTGATTATGTATTTATATTGTCCGCTGTTTAATGCGTTCCAATTCTTTTGAAAGACTATTGTTGACTTAATCGTCATTAGGCTCTACTATTTCAACTTTGATATTACTGTTTAACTTAGTGTTATTTTCGCTTTCAATAAACTGCATAGATAACTTCTTTAATTCTTCTGGAGTTGCAATCAATTTCATTAAAGCCAGTTGCAAAGCTGGGGCGTTTGATGTGTACCATTTTGAACGCATTGAAGTTTTAACTTGTGTCTTATTTATTGAAATAAGGCTTTTAAGGGTGTCCAATTCGTCCGAACCATCAGGAAAGTAATCGTAAAAAGTTGAACGACCACACGGGAGAAAATCAGGCACTTCATCCATGAAGAATAGTTTATGCTTAACTATCATTTCCTTTGC